CCGTCATCCTAGTTTGTTGAGATCTTAGTACAGCGAGTAGATCATTGGGTATGACTGATTCTGTAGGTGCGTGTACATAAGTAGATATTGCTCTAGCCAAGTATTGTGTGCCTGAGCTAGTTTTATGGTCTACTCGCAAAAATTCAGCTATCGCACCTAAGAAACACTTATTTGGTTGAAATCTAATATTGAGTATCTTTGCGTTGTACATCAGACAATTCACCTGACTTAAACTTTGTACAGCAGCTAAGACATCATCTCCGTTATGTAAGGTTACTATACTGATGTTAGGCAAACAATTGTTGATGTATACCTTATTTAATATAGTGTTCATGAAAGTAGTGAGTCGCCACCCAGATAATAACGTACCCTCACAAATATACGTGCTTCCATCAGGTTGCAAAACAGATACATCATCTAAAGCTGTTATTTGCCAATTGAGAGCATAGACCTGTTCATCTGACAAATTACTCCTGAACATATCTCGATAAGCACTCAACACCATTTGCATATTTATAGTAGAATGTTGTGAGTTAAAATCTTCAAAATCGAAACAGTACGGTATACCATTTTTTAGTAGTTCTGAAACATCGCTTTTCACCTGCTCAGCGTTGGCACTAGGTCCTATGGGAAACTGACTACTGAGCACTTGTTCACAATCGCCCATTGCAAACTGACTCAATATAAAACTAGTATTGTCAACACTGTAGATGGCTCTTTGTTTACCCCATTCATACTTCGTCATAGCCTTAGCCCTGAGTTGAGGACGTCGGTTAGCAAAGTAGTCAAAACTACGAGTCGGCATAGCACATAAACTGAAAATCTTATTCCTCAAAGTTGACTCTTCCGCTCTATATTGCTGATCATCTTCATGTTGACTGTAATAACTTCCAGCTGGAGACCACTTCCACCTATTAGCCCAAAAAGGATCCCAATTCTTGTGAGTAGGTTTTTTCCCAGCTTTCTTAACTTTAGAAAATATATTTAAACACTCTTTATACACAGTGTTTGCGTCTAAGTTACATAACACTGGCTCCGTACGATGTGCTCGTTCAGTCGACCAAGATATTTCACCTACCCCTCTGTTGATCAACACCTCAAATTCAAAACATTGTGAGAGGTCTTGGTCAACAACATTCTGTAAAGCTTTGAGTTTGAGAGTTATCTCTTTCTTTACAAAGCTTAGAAAGGTAGGGAGATCAGCGAAGTCGCTATACCATACCGAAGACTTACGTACTACAGCTAGTATGTCATCTTTTAAGTTGAGTGCCCATAGTAATAAGCCACATACGTAGGCTTCTGTCATAAAAGGGTCGTTCCTAAATATATAAATGTGACGGAACAAAAAACTGGTTTTCGAGTTGATAATGGTCATTCCCAGTGAAGCTATCTCGCGCCAAGTGACATGTCTAAGATGTCTTGCGGAAACTTTACTAACTGGTAACCTATAAGAACCATTCATTATGCTCGAAATAAAAGAAAAATGTTTAGGTAATATACAATTGTCCGTATCTTTACACTTCCACACATCATTAATAATGTCAACACTATTATTACAATTATAAGGATACAACTCTGGCCCAAATTGAATTCGAGAAATACATCTGAGGAACTGAGGTTGTGAAGACGTAAATCGGTGATTTACATGTATGTATAAAGCACTAACATTTAGTTTTTTGAAGAAAACACAATAACAGAAGACAGCCCGGCTACCTATATTAATCCACATACTGCCTTCTAGTCGCATGTTGTACCTAAGATCAAATAAGCTTATAGTGGCTGTCTCCCTACTAACAGATGTTAAAATATTATCCTTGTCCAAAATGCAATGTGCTGGTATGAAGC